GTCATGGATTGGTGGGCATATAAAGCAGATGTGAACATTTAAAAAAAAGATGGGGGGATTTATTCCCCCCGTCATGTATAAAGGAGCCTATGAGCGTATCAATTAAATCAGGTGAATACCTAACGAGACCGACTAACAAGAAGTTATCGGATTCAGAAAAAAAAGAAGCAGCTAAAAAGATAGCAGCAGCTAAAGAAAAAGACTCAGTAATAGTCTCAGGTGTATTTAAAAATATAGAGAGTCCTGGTAGCTCCGTTCAATTTTGGTTTAAAAAATATGAAGAGCCACCGATTTACTATGAATTTCTTGATGGACAACGTTATGAAATCCCTAGAATGGTAGCAGAACACTTAAATACAGGAACGAGACAAAAAACACATGAATATCCTCAAGCTGTGTGGGAAGGGAAGCAGGTTCCTATTATTACCCCTACAGGAAAAACAAAGGATCGGTTTTTGTTCGTGGAAGCAGCAGGAATTTAAAAGATGAGCACATTAATCGCACCGCAACTCTCTAATATTATGGATCGGACGAGGCGTTATTGTGCCTCTCCAAGCATCCAGCAACTTACTGATCAAGAGGTTATCGATGCGATTAATACCTTTTATCTCTGGGATATGCCCTCTCACCTGAAGCTTTTAAGCTTAGAATTCACGAGAACAGTTTTCACGGAGCCCAATGTTGATGTCTATGATTTTGACACGACAAAGTACTACGACATCCAGCCCCCGGTTTATTTCTCAGGATACGAAGGACAATACATCCAGTCTAAGAGTTCTTTTTATGGTGTCTGGCCTAAGCTAAAGCAGAAGCAAAACCTGGCTACTGGAGACGGTGCATTAACCAGCTTTACATTTACCATTCCTGCAACTCCTGTACTTAGGTCTATGAGCGACAATACCTCTATCGATCAAGAATACGAGGTGATTATCACATCACAAGACTCAAGCGGCAACTCAATGACTCTTGTAGATATTCCGGACACAGCAACCACAGGGAACATTTACTATGATGTGGCTGGAACTCTAACACAAAGTGTAGGATCCACCATTAACTACATTACGGGAGTAGTAACAGTCATCTTTCCTTCTGCTCCAGGAAATGCCATACCAATTGTAGTACAATCCACTCCTTATGTGGCATCTAGACCCCAAACCGTATGGTTATTTCAGAATAAACTTACTCTTAGACCTGTTCCAGACGACGTTTATGAGATGATTATGACTGTGATTATAAGACCTACTGAACTTCTACAAGCAACCGACCAGCCGATTATACAAGAATGGTGGACGCTTCTAGCAATGGGAGCAGCGAGAGTAATTCTACAAGAAAGACTAGATAGAGATCAGATATCCATTTTAGAACCGTTCTTCCAAGAGCAAAAAGCCTTGGTAGAATATAGAACGCTAACCCAATTGGGAAATCAGCGAACCCAGACATTATTTACAGGCCCCCAAGGTAACCAGTTTGGGCTTTACAATGCACTCCAAGGAGGAGCCTCATGAGTGAGTGTACCTATTGCAAAATAGAATTCAAAAAGAATTCAAAATGTAGGCAGTGCTCTCCTTTATGTAGAATCTTAGGAAATGTAGAAGAAAAATATGGTATCACGAGAGGATATCTATATAATATAAAATCCAGGAAAGCATGGGCGCATATCTAAAACAAGGGAAATTAAAATAATGAGTTTATACACAAATGACATACCCCAGCCCAATGACAGGCCTTCCGATTCCCAAGGAGAAATGCTTTCTAACTTCCAAGCTCTCAAAGTGTTCATGGATAGAAATCATGTTGCTATTGTTGATCCCACAACTAATGTTGGAGAAGGAAAGCACAAATTCCTTCAGATGCCAGAACAAAACCCCTCGCCTTCTACACTCGATAATGAAGGGGCACTTTATACAAAAGAAAAAAGCAGCAGAGCCACTCTATACTGGAGACCTCAAAGTGATGGGACAGAAGTACAACTTACGAACTTAAACCCTTCAATAGGAGCAAATGGATATACCTTTTTGCCTGGAGGAATGCTTCTTCAATGGGGAAGGGTAGGTTTTTCTGGCTCTTCGGTTACTGTATCCTTTCCCACAGCGTTTACTGCCATATATAGCGTCACAACTAATCTTATAAATACCAATAATAACCATGCTGGAAGAACCTTTAATACAGGAACTTTGAGTAATGGCAGTTTTTCTTTTTATGTGAGTAACTCGTTTCCTCAAGCCCAATTAAGTTGGATGGCAGTAGGGACTAAAGTCTAATGTCAGTTAACCGCTTTTTAATTGCACCATACTCCGTCGGTCTTGAGAGAGACATGGCTTCATGGCTTATTCCAGAGGATGCTTTTAGCTCCTTGGAAGATGCATTTATCTTCAGAGGAAGGATAAAAAAGCGATTCGGCTTTAGAATGATGGGTAATACCACGGTCGATAATCCACAGCTTAACTCTAGGCTAAGAATAAATCTAGGAACGACAGGTGGAGCTGGATCACTATCTGGAACGGTGCCAGGAACGATATTTAAAATAGGTCAGATGTTTTCAGTAGGTGACAGCATCTTCACAGTTAACGCCACAGGAACACCAGCTGCGACTCTGGCAGTAGGAACAGGAACAGCTACATTTGATACCACTACGGGCGCTTATGCGATTACTGCTTCAGAGCTTACGACAGCAGTCTACTTTTATCCTTCCGATCCTGTGATGGGCCTAAGAACTAGAGAAAATAACTCTATCAACGAAGAAACAGTCATTGCCTTTGATACTCAATTTGCTTATGAGAGATCTGGCGGAGCCTGGACACGTCTCGGAACGGGGGCTGTAAATACATGGACAGGAACAAACAGTGATTTCTTTTGGACTGCTAACTATCAAGGAAGCGTCAGTTCCTTAACTAACATGTATGTCTCTAACTTTAATTTCAGTATAGGAGGAGCGACAGCTGATAATATACGATATTTACCTTCCACAGGATCTACTTTTGTGGCTTTACGCCCTCAGCTTAATGTTGGAGCCACTAGATACTTGGAAACTGGGAGGATAGTCCTCTCGTTCAAGGATAGACTGATAGTATTCAATACGATCGAAAGCAATACGGGAGTATTCTCTCAATATAATAACCGTTGCAGATTTTCACAGAACGGCGACCCTTCAAGTGCTACAGTTTCTTGGCTTGACGATACACCTGGCAGAGGAGGATTCATTGATGCGTATACTAAACAAGCAATTGTCAGCGCAGAGTTTATCAAAGACAGGCTTATTGTCTATTTCGAAAGATCTACCTGGGAGCTTGTTTATACAGCTAACCAGATCTTGCCTTTCAGATGGCAGAAAATTAACACAGAGCTTGGAGCAGAATCTACCTTCTCCAAAGTTCCATTTGATAAAGCTATCCTATCAGTAGGAAATAGAGGTATACAGGCATGTTCTGGTGTAGATGTAGAGCGGATTGACAACAAAATCCCAGACGAAGTCTTCTCTATCCATAACGGCAATGACGGTCCAAAAAGAGTCTACGGAGTAAGGGACTATTATACAGAAAACGTCTACTGGACTTATCCAGATTTCATAAGTAACCCCACTTTCCCAAATAGACTTTTCGTATATAATTATAACAACAATACTTGGGCAAAGATTAAAGATACCTTCACTTGTTTCGGATACTTTCAACCGACTGATGATACCCAATGGCAGACGCTAGGATATAGCACATGGGCCTCTTGGAATGATCCCTGGAATTCATCTTTCTTACAGTCTGGTTTTGAAACCATTGTTGCAGGAAACCAGCAAGGATATACTGTTCTATTAGACCGTGACAAAAGCTCTAACGATGAATTCTACCAAATTACCGATGTATCAGCTAACCTTCTAACGGTAATCAATCATAACTTTGAAGTCGGAGATTATTTCCAATTTAAGCACGCGAACGGTCTGGATGTTGAGGATATCATTACAAGAATCGAAGTGGTTACAGATGCTGATACGGTACAAATAAGTGTAACACCTGTTGGAACCTACACTGGAGGAGCAACCCTCAAACGAGTAAGTAATATTAACATATTAACTAAGCGATACAACCCTTTCATTAAGGAGGGAATTGGTTTTAATCTTCCTTATGTAGATTTCTTCGTGGACAAAACATCGGTAGGGGAGTTCTCCATTGATATGTTTACAAATGAAAGCGATATATCAATTAGAAACAGCCCAAATGCCATCCCTGGAACTGACGTACTGACTACAGCACCTATACTTCTAAAGACGAATGAAGCCTATCAGGATAGATTATGGCATCGTTTTTATACCTACATGACGGCTTTTAACATTCAATTTCGCTATTACCTAAGCGATGCGCAGATCAGAGATGAATCAATAGCTTTTTCGAATATAACAATCCACGCCATTATACTGAACGCAACACCAGCAGAGAAGGTGGTATCATGACATTTAACTCAGGAGATGTGGGAAGTTACTTACCGACTACTGAGATTTTCGAAGCTGATGATGTAGGAGAACTAAATAAACATCTTTCATCAGTAGTCAATGATATGTCTCTTGTGATCAACCAAAAAGACTCAGGAATCTATGATACAGATACACCAACAGCTGGGGCTCCGGTTAAAGCTGTAAATTTCGTGAACGGTCAGAGCTGGTTTCCTAACGCTACTCCTCCTTCAGGGCAGCCCACAGGAATAAGAAGACAAGTATTCCGTAAGGTAGTCAACTTCGGTGCGCTTCCTAATACAGGGACGAAGTCTGTTGCTCATAATATAGTCACAAATCAAAACTTTTCATTCACACGGTTCTATGGAGTAGCTACCGAACCAGGAGCTTCAACTGTTAACACAGTGATACCAATCCCTCATGCCTCCACAATCTTAGCCCAAAATGTTGTTTTACAATTATCAGCCACGCACGTAATTATAACTACAGGGGTTAATAGGACGGCATTTACAAAAACGTATGTTGTATTAGAATGGATTGTGAATTAAACTAAAGTTTAAAATAGGAGGCATTATGCCTAGTCTTTCAGATATGATCTTCGGCTCTAAGCCAAAAACAAAACAAGTACCTACTATTAATCCTCAGCAACAGGATTTACAATCAGAATTGTTAAAGATGTTAGGGCCTTTACTTGGACAAGGGGGAGGATTCCTTAGCGGCCTATTTGATCAGAGTCCAGAATGAATGGAGAAATTCGCAGCTCCCTACAGAAGACAATTTGAAGAGCAAACGATTCCTGGAATTGCAGAAAGGTTTAGCGAGGGAGATGCTCAGAGAAGTTCGGCCTTTGGTCAACAACTTGGTGCAGCAGGTGCAGGGCTGGAAGAAAATCTAGCCTCACTTCAAGGCCAGCTCTCTACCCAGGGTCTTAGCGCTTTAATGGGACTGCTCGGTCAAGGTCTAACACCAACTCAAAACACCACGTATCAGCCTGGAGGCGGAGGTTTTTTACAGCCATTCTTAGGAGGACTTGGAGGAGCATTACCCGGTCTTTTCTCTGGAAATCCTCTAGCAGCTTTATCAGGTCAATCAAGAGGAGCAAGCGCTGCTTCAATGCCAGGCGGAGGCGCCTCAAGTCAATATGGATTATCTAACTTCATGCAGGGAGGTTTCTGATGAGTTTCATAGTACTACCACGAGAAGAAAACATCGGTGAGACATTCGGAAAAGGTCTCTCTCAAGGACTTTTAGCCCAGCAACAAAGACAGCAGTCATTATCCGATAGAATGGGGATGCTAGGTGCGGAACAAGGATATCTTTCGCAAAGAGAGATGGCTTTGGGAAAACAAAAAGCTGAAAGTAGTCTCGCAGAAAAACTCCTTGCCTCTCAACAAAAGCTAGAAGAAAAAGGAAAAAGAGAGGAAGCTTTTACTCAATTGGGACTAGATCCAGCCTTAGCTTCTTTAGATCCTAGGATAGGAGCCGAATATGTCAAAGAAAAAATGTTTGGCCAATTCTTCGGCGAGGGAGGCGGTTTAGGCGGAGTATCTGCCCCCCAATCAGGTTTAGGCGGCGTGATGTCAGAAGGGCCAGCCCCCCAAAGACAGGCAACAGAAGAAGTTTCAGCAATAGAAAGTGGTCCTGGATTTAGTGAAAGATCTACTGAAGAGGTTTCAGAATCAATTCAACAGCCAAGAAACCGAATCGAATCAATGACAGATTCTCAATTAAACCAGTTGGTTTCTCATCCCCGTGTAGGGAAAAGTGCAGAAGCAGAAATAAAAAGAAGAAGTGAAGTCAAAAAAGAAGAAAATATCCAAAAAAGAGCAACGCGGGCGGAAAAGATTGGATTTCATAAAGAAACTTTAAAATTCGATGAAGAATTAGAGTCTCAGGGTAAAATTGGAAAAAAGCAATTGCAAACGACAGCATCCATTAGAAAAGCAATAGAATCAGGAAGCATTCGCCCTACTAGTATGGCAAACATCTTCAGAAAATTTGGTCCGGTAGGTGAGGGTATAGCGGAAGCTTTTTTAAATAAAGATGAAGCTGCTCTGAATGCTTCAATTCCTCAGTTGTTAGAGGGATGGAAGCAAGTTTTTGGCGTGAGACTTACAGATGCAGATTTGAAATTATTAGAGGCTAAATTACCTTCGATTGGAAAAACTCAGGAAGCTAATGATGCCGTATTGGATGTTGTAGATAAATATGCAGAAGATGCTGTTAAAAGAGCTACAATCGGCAGTGAAATAAAGAAAGAAAACCAAGAGCTGAGACCGTTAGGATACGCAAGATTAGTAGAGGAAAGATTTGAGGAAGGAAACACAAGCCTTGATAAAGAACTTAAAAAATCAGAATTACCGATAGTTAAAGGTTCCACATATTTGTTACGACAAGATGGAGAAATAATTTCTGTTCCTAATGAAAGGGTTAATGAAGCGAGAAAATCAGGTTATGAGGTTCTAAAATGAGCTTTGATCCTTTTGGAACGGTTTATAGGAAAGAGACGGAACTAGAAACAGAAGAAGAATTTCAAGATCCATTTGGAACGGTGGTCAAAAAAAAAGAAACAACTGAAGAGGAAGAAGTACCCGTTCAATCAGAGGCAATAGAAGAAGGAAGAGATCCTAGATATATAGGAAGAGTAGCAAAAGGATTAGCAAAGTCCCCAGGATTTTTTGGAGATGTTTTATCTTTATTTGGAATTGAACAACCAGAGGTTTTGCCTGGTCAACAAGCTATGAGACAAAGAGAAGCTGAAGCATCCCCTGAAGATCTTATATGGATGACCGATGATGATGTCTTACCTCAATACTCCCCATTAGCAACTTCTAAACAATTAGGTGATTTTGGTGAAGAGCTTGGCTTGCCAAAAGGAGATCCTGAAACCTTCGGAGAAAAGGCAGCAGAATACGGAAGTGAATTTTTAGGAACTGGGTTATTGACAGGGGGATTTGGAAAAGGGGCTACGGCTTTTAAAACAGCTATCAAACCATTCGTGAGTTCTTTTATTCCAGGAGCAGCTCTTGCAGGAGCTGAAATGCTAGAATTACCTAATTGGGCCCAAGCCTTAGCAACAATTGGCGCATCTTTAGCTACACACAGGGCTACAGGTAAATCTTTAAATCAAATGACCAATGATACGTTTAAAAAAGCCAAATCTCTACTCCCTGAAACTGCCAAGGTTAGTTCTAAAGACATTGAAGGAAAGTTAGCTCCAATAAAAAAGGAACTTTTGAAAGGAGGGTTGGCCCCTTCTGAAAAAGCCGTTTTAAATGCAATTGAACAGGTTGAAGGAAAAATAGTAAGTGGTCAAATCCCCGTAGATAATCTAACCGCATTAAAAAGAAGCTTTAACGAAAATATTCGATCAATAGAAGTAGCTAAACAACCACGAGCAAAGACACTCATAAAATCAATAAATAAAAGTTTAGATAATTCAATAGAGAACTATGGAAAAACACAAAACCCAGAATTCCTAAAACTTTATAGAGAAGCGAATAGCGCGTATAAAGGCTTGAACGAAAGCAAAGCCATAGAGAATTTCCTTAAAAATAAGATCGGTCCTTTAGCTCATGTGGGAGCAGCATTGAGTTTATTAACAATCCCTAATATAGGAAGCGCAGCCTTAGTGGGTGCTAGTGCAAAAGGAGCAGAAACATTATTTTCATTGAGGAACAAAGGATTACGACAACTATATGGAAATGTGCTAAAGCAAGCGTCAAAAGAAAATGTTGGAGCAACTAAAAAGGCAGTAGAAAAGTTTAATAGAGAATTAGAAAAAGCAAATGAAAGCGAATAACTGTATTTAAGGCCCACAACCTCCTGTGGGAAAATCGTCTTCGGCTTTTGTTACAATCCAGTGACTATAGGCCAAAACTAATCCAAAAAATATTAAAAAAGCCACAACACCCTCCTTACGGTTAACGAACTATTATACCACAACAAACAATAACAAACAAGAAGATTACTTTTCTTCTTCTATTGTCTTAACCTTTCCTTCCATGTAGTCCATCAGGATTCTCTCCATAAGCTGTTTCATCGTCAAACCATTGCTGAAAGCAAGTAGTTTAAATTTTGTGTGCACTTCGTCGTAGACGTCTATCACTAATCTCTTCATTAAAACCAGAATACAACAATTAATTTTTGAACCCAACTAGTATTAAATATTCAGAGGTTGTAGAGTGAAACTTAAATTAAAACAGGAGGCTCATCATGAGCGACGGAAGTTTCTTACCCGAAAATAGTTTTGTTACAAACTCAGCTTATGGGGTTCAAAGTTCAGGAATCGTAATTCCACCACAAGCAATCAAGAGAGCCAGAGCGCCAATTTCAACAGATGTAAACTACCCGCTTGGTCAGTTTTGGTTTGATACTGTTACGGGAACCTTTTATCAGCACGCAGGAAGTGGAAGTTGGGATACAGGTGGAAATAACGTAGCTTCTGCCACTGTATACGGCATTGTCCTTTTGACAGATAATGATGCCCCAGTAGCAACCGTAGCAACAAAAGCCTATGCAGATGCTCTTGCTATTGCAGGTGCACCAGATGCATCAGAGACAGTAAAAGGGATTGCAGAGATTGCCACAACAGCCGAAGCGGTTGCCGTGACAGACGACCTTAGAATTGTCACTCCCGCTAAAGTAGGGGATATCTTCGCAGCACCTCCTGCCCTAGGAAGCGGAACACCAGCAGCAGGTAGCTTTAGCACGTTAGCAGCTACAGGAGCAGTAGACTTTGATGCAGGCGGATCATTTGAAAGTGGAGGAACTACAATCGACATTGGAGCTGATGCCTCGGCGGATGCAATCAATGTTGGTACAGGAGCAGCAGCCCGAGTTATTACCATTGGTAATGTTACGAGTTCTACACAGGTTGTTCTTAATTCCGGTACTGCTGGCATTGCATTGGCTTCAACAGGAGCGGGAGATATTACGATTAATTCTGACGACACTCTTCTCTTGGATTCCGATGGAGTTTTAGAACTTAATTCGTCAGCGGGTGTAATAGGAATCGGTAATGATGATATTGATCAAAATATCAATCTCGGAACAGATGGAGAAAGAATAACAGCAATAGGATCTAACAACGGAGCTGCTGAACTTGCTTTAGAAGCAGGGTCGGGCGGTATCGGGATTGCAGCTACAGCTTCTGCAACGACCGTGAGCATAGGTAACAAAACGGGCGCTAGCGCTCTAGCGTTTTCATGTGGAACAGGCAATTATGTTTTGGATGGTGTAACGAATTCGACTTATACGGTTGGTGCTTCTACTACCTCAGGGACACTTTTACTGGGAGGTTCTGCGCAAACTGGAAATATGACAATTGGTTCATCTTCAGCAACTAACGCTTTACGTATTGCAAATGGTTCAGGAGCAACAACTGTTTCAATTGCAGCAGTTCAAGTTGCAGGAGCAGTTAATGTTGGAACTGCAATGACCACAGGAACAATTACAATCGGAGGCTCGGGTTTACAGACAGGTACGGTTTCGATTGCCCCAGGTACAGGAGCGCAAGCAGTAGATATTGCAACAGGTGGAACAGGAATTAAAACTGTTTCTATAGCTACAGGAGCAGTTGCAAACGTAGTAAATATTGGAAGTGCTTCAGCAGGAGCCATTGCAGTAGACACAGCAGCAGGAATTTCACTCGATGGAGCAACAGCTTCAAACTTCACAGTTTCAGGAGCTACAGAGGATTTAACCCTCCAATCTTCAGCAGGTCGAGTAGTTGTAAAAGGTGAAGAAGCAGCAGTTTCAGCAGTGGAACTCGTATCAGCAGCAGGGGGAATTTCAGCATCTAGCGCCCTTCAACTAAGCTTAATTTCTAGTGAAGCAGCGGTTGCAGATTCTGTAAGAATCCAAGCAAGTGCGGCAGATGGAGGAATTGATTGCGATGCAGGAACGGGCGGAATAGCGATAGACACAACAGGCGGTTTAAGCCTACAAGGTGCAGCAGCCTCAGACTATAGTGTCTCTGGAGCAGGAATTGACCTTACTCTAGCATCAGCAGCAGGACGAGTAATCGTTAATGGTGAAGAAGCAGCAGCTAATGCAATCACGCTTTTATCAGCAGCTGGTGGAATAGATGCAGATGCGGCTTTAGAAATTAATATCGCATCAAGTCAGGCAGCAGCGACAGCAATTTCTTTTGATGCAAGCGATGCAGCAGGAGGAATGACAATTTCAGTAGGTACAGGAAATGTTAATCTTGACGGTGATTTTAGCTTCACAACATCAGGAAATAAAATCCTAAGTGCAAATGTCGGTTCAGGAGCAGCAGCAGGAGCGAATAGCTTTGGTACAGGTACATTAGTGGGGGGAACTCTTACAGTTTCTACTACAGCAATCACCGCAAGCTCTATTGTTTATTTGACTAGGCAATCTGTAGGTGCAACAGGAGCGGCAGCGCTTGGTGAACTTTCAGTAGGAACGATTGTTAATGGAACTTCTTTTGTTATCAATTCATGGTCACAAGCAGACGCCACAGCATTGGCAGCAACTGATGTTAGCTCAATCGGTTATATGATCGTTAACTAAGTAAGATTGTTAAAAATACCCCTTGAGAAATCTTGGGGTTTTTGCAAACCTAAAAGCTTATGTATTCATCGTAAGATGTGATATAAATAAAAATTAAAAGGAGCAAAACTTGTTCGAGCAAAAAACCCACTACGAAGTCACAAAAAACGAAAAGACTTACACTTTTATTTGCGATAGCGACAGTCCTCTAGGTGCTCTTCATGACGTGTTGTGTGAGATAAAAGGGGCAGTAGTAGAAAAAATACAAGCTGTGATAGAGGCTGAACAAAAACCTAAAGAGGAAAAAATAAATGACCACGAATAAACAAAAAGCACGTTTTGAGACTCAAAGGTCAATAGATGCCTCCACTTTTACGGGAGCCTATATTGTTTTTGGACCAATCCTAACTGTAAATCCAGCTCTTATTATTCTTCAAAACACGACTGATGTAGATGTAATACTTTCTGACGATGGAGTAAATGACGGAGTAACGATTCCGGTGGGTACCTCTATGGTTTTGGATCTAAGAACAAATAGAACTCCTCAGGGATCAGATCTTTCTTTTTCAGTAGGAACACAATTTTATGTAAACGGTGCAGCTGGTACAGGAAATCTGTACATGTCTGTGATATATGCGAGTTAAAAATGAGCCAAATTTATAAAGCAATTTCAAGTTCTCCCTCAGTTGCAACAACTTATGTTACTGATTCAGGGTCGGCAACTCCCGCAGCAAATATTCTCAATGTTCTTGGAACTGATGGTGTCACAACTTCTGGTTCTGGAAACACGGTAACTGTTTCATTGGAAGATGCCAATACTGCTACAGGTCAAACTGTAGGAGCTGTAACCGACGTTATTACATTTTTTACATTCACAGCTACTCCGGGTGTATATGCGTTTCGTGTCTCTTGTGCAGGATTTGTTTCAGCCGGAACCGATACTAATGATGGTTGCGGGTATTTCTTCACAGGCGCTGTAAGAAGTGATGGAGCTGCGGCAACCCTAATCGGAATCGAGGATAAATTCGTAGTAGAAGACACTTCCCTATTAGCCGCCAATGCCACTCTTGGTGTTTCTGGCAATTCTTTAACTCTAACTGTCCTAGGCGTAGCCGGAGACACGATCGAGTGGAATATTTTAACTAATGGAATAATTGCAACTTAAGGAAAAAAATGAAGAAGCAAGGTTTTAATTCAAAATTAGATGAGTCTCTTGGCGTTAGAAATGGAAAAAAGAAGCAGTCGCTAAAATCTAGAAGGGACGAAAGTAAGGGAATGGAGAAAGCTTCAAAGAAAAAAGCTTATTCAGCCGTAAAAACCATGGATAAGGGAAGCCGAAAGAAGGCAAAGAAAAAGTAATGCCAAAGAGTAATTGGATTCAGAAGGCTGTAAAGCCTAAAAACAAAGGGGCCTTAAGAAACAAGGCTTCTAAAGCAGGTCTTCTCAAAAAAGGAGAGAAGTTATCTTCTTCCGATCTGTCTAAGCTTAGCGCTAAAGCCAAAAAAACGGGCGACAAAAAAACCTTAAAGCAAGTGAACCTTGCTAAAACACTAGGGAAATTAAGAAAATGAGTGGTTTTGACAATGGCGTATTAAAAGTTAACCGAAATGAAGTCGGTGTAAAAGCTAGGTTCTTTTATGCTGCCAATGAAGCAGAAGAATTCGACCTATTTAACTCTGATGGATCTCCTGAAAGCGTGGTTGCCGCGGATAAAGGATCGATTTGTTCCGATACAACTAACGGCACTCTGTATGTTAAAACAACCGACACGGTAAATACTGGATGGGAAGAACTCCAAAAAGGAAGTTTAACAATTCCTATTACAGTTCCAAATGGAGGCACAGGATTAACATCGCTAACTGATGGCGGAATCATGATTGGCTCAGGAACAGCAGCAGTTACAGTTCTAGGCCAGGCAACTAACGGACAGATTCCCATTGGATCAACAGGAGCAGACCCTGTATTAGCAACAATAACTGCTGGTACTGGAATGGCTATTACAAACGGTGCTGGAACCATATCTATTAACTCTCTTAGTGGGGGGTTTGCATGGAACGTAATTACAGGAACATCACAAACGCTTTTCACTGGAAATGGTTACTTTGCTAATAATGCAGGTACTAGAATTGACTTCAATCTAGGCGGATTATCCACGGGAGATGCATGGAAAGTGGTTGGTAATGGCGCCGCAGGATGGAGAATCAATGTTAACGGAGGGACTAAAATAATTCGCTTCGGATCGGCTGTGACAACTGTGACAACTGGTTATATTGAATCCACTAACCAATATGATTGCTGTGAACTAGTTTGCTTTGATCCTAATACAGTTATGGTGATAAATAGTGTAGGAAATCTTACGGTAGTATAAGGGAAATATGGCTTATCAAAATAGTTCGGGAATAAATGTATCAGGTGTAGTTTCAGCCGATGGATCAGGCGCTTTTAATGGTCGTACTCTCACAGGGACTACTGATTTCATAGACGTTACAAACGGAGACGGTGTTTCGGGTGCACCCACATTTTCAATTGCTTCAAACTTTGAAAGAACCGGTATGGATTCTTGGAACGGATCCGTCTTAGAGACGGCGACGGTTACCGTTACCTCTGATGGAGCTACAATCACATGTTCTGTAGAAAAATCTGGAGGAGGTAATCTTAATGTTGTTTTCTCAGATGGATATTATGCCTGGACAACAGCGCCGGATACAGTGACTTTAACCGCTGGTTCAGATACTTCTCCACAAATCAATTATGTTTATTTGCTTCAATCGAATAAGACGCTTACGTCAAGCACGGCTGGATGGCCAGCGACAGAACATGCTCCAATGTGTACTGCATACTGTCAAAGTGCAGCATCTTTGCAAACTGAAGGGCCATATAAAGTTCACGTATGGACTGACCACGTGACAAAAACAAATAACCAAGGCCATATCTCAGATATTAACTTTTGGATTCGCCAGCAACCAGCTACGTGGGTAAGTGGAGTTACACAAACCTACTCGATCTCTGGAGGTGGACCAGAAAATGTTATTTTGACTACTTCAGCCGGAGTTATCCTACAGCTACATGACCATGTTTTTCCAGCTTTTTCAGGAACTCCAGACGTATATGTAGTCAATAACAGTGTAACGCCTTACACCGTAGTCACAGATTTAAATGCAATTGCAGCTGACTCTACCGGAACAACATTAGTAGGAAGATATTATTCATTAGTTATTTGGGGATGTGTCTCAGAGGATACAGGAGATTGTAAGCTATTCTGTAATCTGCCTAGTGGCTCTTACAATAACTCTGCAGGAGTTGAGACTGATGCGGATAACTACGCTGATTACTCAATCCCAGCAGATTTCACAGGAACAGGATTTCTAATTTCAGAATGGAAACTTAGGCAACAAGGTGGACAATCATTCACTTCAATCGAGGAAATTGATTTAAGAGGATTACTACCATCCTTGACTGCAGGTGGAGGAGGAGCAGCAAATAGTGAGTTTGTTGATAATGTCTTTAGAATCCTTGATGATGGAGATAGTACTAAAGAGATAGCCTTTCAAGCTGACCAAATCACTACTGCGACAACACGAACTATTACGATGGTTGATGCAGATCTTGATTTAGCAACAGTATCAAATTCCTTTCCCACTGATTCAGGGACAGCCGCACCAACAGCTAATGCTTTAACGATTGCGGGAGGAACTGGGGTTAATACCTCAGCTTCGGGTACAACGGTCACCATTAACAGTACGGGCGGAGGATTAAGCTGGACCGAAGTGACAGGAACAACTCAAACAGCAGTCGTAAATAATGGGTATATTACAAATAATGCAGCTAAGGTTGTGGTCACTACACCAGCAACAGCAGCAGTGGGCGAAGTAATTGCTTTAGCCGGAAAAGGCGCAGGCGGGTGGACATTAAGAGCAGATGGAACTCAAGTGATTCGTGTTGGTACTGGTTTAACAAGTGCTGGTGGCGATGTTGACTCTACTGATGATCATGATTCTATTGAAATTATATGTATCACGGCAAATAGTATTTGGGTTACAAGATCAATAGTAGGCAGTGTCACACTAACTTAAGGAAAAGAGATGAAAATTATTTATAACGGAAATGAAGTCTACGAACTCAGCGAAACTCAAAAGAAGGTGATCAGGAATGATATCCCCTCAGAAAAGTTTGATTCTGATATGACACGTCGGTGCAAGTACTGGCTTGAGGTTCCAAGTGAAAAAGATGCGAACAAAAATAAAGATAAATATAAAGAAAATCTTCAGAAGAATGGTAAAACCTCTGTCCCAACTGACTCTCTTAAATTAGCGGTGTCTAATGCTGAAGAATTCCCGTGTCCATGTGGCTACTCAGATATTGAAGCTAGACAATGTACAGTCGGAGATCAATCTTTTGAATTCTCAGCGAATCACCAAAAAGTTTGGCGTAAGACTCAAGAAAGTATGCAACAAGACCGGACCGCTGAAGAGTATGTAATGCTGGAAGAAAAAACCCTTGGCGACCGGATGGCTTGGGTTCTAAAGCATAAATACGAAAGATGCCTAGCGAGATTAAAGCTTGTCTGGATGCCTAAGCTTTTAGAAAGAGGTATTGATGAAGTCCCGGCAGATGATGAAGCTCTGGCAGAATTAATCTTTTCACAAGCCGACTACAAAAATAGATCAGAAAGAGAGTTAGAATCAAAGGAAGTGAAATAATGGTTTACAACAACGCAATAAACTTAGATGACTCAGGCATTATAACAGCTGATGGGTCAGGCGGCTTTACAGGTAGTACAGTAACTCAATATGGAGTGTTGGTTGGCGATGCGTCCAATACAGTGGCATCTACAGCAGTAGGAATAGCCGGCCAAATTTTAAGAAGCAACGGAGCAGGAGTTGCACCAACATTTCAAGCAGCAGGAGGAGCAGGAGGTTTAGTTTTTATCTCTTCATCAACTGCATCGGCTGGGGATTTAGAAGTAGCTTTAACAGGAGGGTATAAAACTTATATGTTTGTTGTAAGCAATTTCCAAAATGCGACATCGAATGGACATCTTGAAATGGTACTGTCAGATGATGATGGAGTTTCTTATAAAACCACATCATATAATCATGGTTTTCAACACAACGGATGGAACTCGGCAACAATAACCAATTACTCACCAGGAGACGCATGTACTCTTATAATAAGAAGTGGTGGAGCCGAAGGAGCCGGAAATTTCTTTGTGGATGTAGGGTCAGTAGCAGACAACCCCCAAATTTGGGGAATGGGCAATTATACAAATGGAATGGGATACCATGGGGGAGGATACAGCGGGGATATCCTGGTAGATAAAGTAAAATTTCAAGTAGCTACAGGAACACTAGCAACAGGTACTTTTCTATTATACGGACTCGCATCAAGTTAACAAAAACACCTACATGAAGATAGAAGAAAGTTACGAAGGAAAGCCAGCTCTTTACATTTTCTTGGTAAGCTTGTTCTGCATAATAGCTTTGATCGTAGGAGGAAAATTATGGCTTACAACAACGCACTAAATTTAAACACTACAGGAGTTGTGACAGCTGATGGGTCAGGCGGCTTTACAGGTAGTACCGTAACCCAATATGGAACAGTTGTTGCATTAGCCAGTGACGGAATTTCTTCAGTAGCTCCTTCAGCAACTTCAGGAATTCCGTTAATCTCACAAGGTTCTTCGGCTAACCCAACTTATGGAACAGCTGTGGTAGCAGGAGGAGGAACAGGACGTGTTTCACACACCGCATATTCTGTCCTTTGTGGAGGGACAACAACTACAGCGGCTCAACAATCTGTTGCTAGTGTTGGGACTTCAGGACAAATCTTACTATCAAATGGAGCAGCCCTACCCTCATTTCAGACAATCGGAGGAGCTACATTCGCCTCTGCATTTAATGCATACCAAGGATCTACAGACGCAAACGAAACAGGGGACTCAACAAGATACATTTTAGGAGATACCGATGTTGGTACTGCTTTAACAGAACGAATTGATACGGGATCAGATTTTGTAACTGGATCATCCACCGGGGCAACATATACAGCACCTTTTGACGGAAGCCTAAAGCTAAATTATTTTATACTTTTGCAAGATGTCGCCACTAATCATGATTTGACCTTAGCTATAATAACGAGCAACGAAGACTACGAATATGGAGATTATGGTACAGGCGCTTCTGGGACTGGGTATATCTCTGGGAATTTCCCTATTTCTTGGTGTATGTTAACGGATATGGATGCAGCAGACATTTGCACTTTCGAAGTTTTTTGTAATTATGGATCAAAAGTAATAGATATTTTTGGATCAGGCACCGTACCTAGGACAGTAGTCTCAGGATTTTTAATACCTTAGAGGAAAATTATGGCTTACAACAACGCACTAAATCTAGACATCACAGGAGTTGTGACAGCTGACGGGGACGGCACTTGGACAGCAAGTACAGTGACTCAATATGGAACAGTTGTTGCAGGTGCTACCAATACTATTTCCTCAGTAGCTCCTTCAGCAACTTCAGGAGTGCCTTTTATTTCACAAGGTTCTTCCGCAGACTCTGCTTATGGAACAGCTGTGGTAGCAGGAGGCGGAACAGGACGAGCAACACAAACCGCTTATGCTGTATTGTGCGGAGGGACAACAACTACCGCAGCTCAACAATCAGTTGCAAGTGTTGGAACAAGCGGGCAGGTTTTGACATCTAATGGAGCAGCCGCGTTACCTACTTTTCAGGATGCACCAACGGGTATAACTTCTGCATTTAATGCATACCAAGGAACTACAGACGCAAACGAAACAGGAGATGGAACAGCTTTCTTTCTTGGCGATACGGATGTTGGAACAACTCTTACAGAAAGGATAGATCTAGGGGGTGATTTCACCCCTGGAGCATCAGGAGGAGCAGTTTACACGGCTCCAGAAGATGGCAGTTTACAAATAGATTATTTCATCCTGATACAAGGCTTAAATACATCGCATACAATCACGTTAGATATTATATCTAGTAACGAGACATACACATATGGAAACTATGGATCAGGATATATAAATGCTAACTTCCCAGCAACAGTCACGATTTTGACAGATATGGACTCAGCGGACACATGTACTTTTGATGTTGTAGTCTCATCTTCAACGAAAATAGTCGATATTTTTGGATCTGGCACCGTACCTAGGACAGTCGTGTCAGGGTTTTTAATAACTTGAACTAATCGTTCTTTTTCCCAAAATCCTTATATTCGCTGAGTATCACTTCTGCTTCATGAATTTCACCTTCAATGTAATAAAGCTGTTGTATGTCTAAATCATTTTGCAATGAGCTGAGACACATATACCTAGCAATCTGTAGGTCTTTAATCTCACGGGAGAGAAAATCCTCAAATTTGTCGCAGTGAGCATAGCTAAAAAAAAGAAGAGGCATTAATAAAAAAATATAAAACGTCTTGGACACTAAAATTCCTTTTGTTGTAGGTTAGAGTTTAACAAATTTAACAAAAACACCTACATGAAGATAGAAGAAAGTTACGAAGGAAAGCCGGTTCTTTACATTTTCTTGGTAAGCTTGTTCTGCATAATAGCTTTGATCGTAGGAGGAGTATGTATTTAGGTTCTTCGGACGAAAGGCTTTGGATGGGGCAATTTCTTATGATAATAGGCATCTTGTTCTTACTAGCAGTTTTGGGGTTTACCTCCTCAATAGTGTGGCACAAAGACAACCCTATTGAGGAAGTTGCAGAAACATTAATATATCTGCAAACAGGCTTAGAGATCGATCTTATCTGTGAGAGCCAGGATTGATACACAAACTCGGATCAACAGTATATGTGCCATCAGAGTATACGATTACACTCGCATTTAAACCGGTAAACATACACATTACAGCCATGGTCAATAATAAATATTTCATTCCATATCCTTTTTATATTTTTCGATCAGTTCGTTAAAGTTTCCAGTGAAACCATCTTTAGAGAGAGAAAAGGATTTAGAGAAATCAATCTCGATTCCCTTTTCAGTTATTTCAGAAAAAACGGAAGAGTGTTTCTCCAAAATATCTAAAAAAGCAGCATTTAGCATATCTGCAAAATTGGACTTACATTGGCCTTCGTGCTTGATTTCAGCTGTTTCACTGTTAAAGCATTGCTCTTTTTTCAGGAGATCTAAAAATCGCGACATAAGTTTCCTTGTGATGGTTAAGTTTTTAGGGTACGATATCTGAAAAAATACAATTAGGCAAAGGAAAAAGAGGCCATGCACAATATATTTCACGTAAGCATTATCATACTAGCCTCCTTTTTTGTCCTATGCGTCTATCTTAATTTGAGAATGGCAAAAGACGATTACCAGCTAATAGAAGAAGAGTTCCAAGAGGACAAATCAGACTAAAGGTCAGTCTTTGACTTCTATTTTACAGTAAGGGATTCCCTGTTTTTTATACTTACCAACGTCTATCCCATCAGCAATCATTTTTTTGTAGTCATAGGATTCCCTACCTTCTACCTGAGTAAATCGCAGGCCATGAGCTTTCCAGTTACCATCATCACCCAAGTCAATGAGAAGAGGTTTTATCTCTTTTAGGACCTTTTCATTTTCCTTAATAATTCTTTGACATTCAATGTAATTCTCGAAAATTGGAATATGATCAGGGAATTTGAATTCAACATGCTCTCTTGGGTCTTCTGGAGCAATGTCTTGTGTGAAGTTAATCCAAAACGCAAGAGCAGCTTCTTTTAAGCGCTCTATGAAGTCTTCGTTGCGCTCGATGATGATTTCATACATCTCACTTGACTCCGGCCAGTACACGCAAAATATAGCTGTTTTAGCGCCTGTGTTATATAGCTGCCATTGCACCTGAGCTTCATAGTAGTCATGCATTTGACCTAGAGCTGTCCATTCAAGGAGGCCTTTTTTGTAAGGCACTTTGATCTCAAGTACTTCTTCTGTTTCCTCATCGTATCCATCAAGTGAAGCATAAAAGAAATCAAACTCCTCGTGCTGAACGACAATTGGCCTGAAGTTTTTGTTGTTAACCTTGTTATGCTTGTCGCGAGCCTCTGCTTCATAAGTAGAACCCCTGATCATTGCTGTATTTACAAATATAGGGGGTGCTAACCCCTTTTTCTCGTTGTAAACGTCAATTGCTTTCCTGAACGGATTCATCCCAGCAATTGCAGATATGTCCGAAGCGCCTATTCCTGTTTTTCTGAAAGCAAGCCACTCATCCGAGCCTTGCAAATAATCTTTTCGTTTCATATTATCAGTTCCTAAATATTTGTGGTTTAATCCCAGGTCTAGCCATCACTAGGCTTGGGATTTTTTTTGCTTTGTGTTTAAAATATGCTTATACGACCTTTCAAATTCTGATGCTGGAAGACACTCGATAGACTTTATTCCCATAGAAGATAACATTCTTTCCCTAAGCTCAGGCATTCCTTCAAGTCCCTTTTCTAACATAGCTACTTGAGAAGCACTTACAAATGCCTGAGGAGATTGAGATTTACCATCATCATCCTCTTCTAAAGAAGAAGCTACCCCAACAACAGAAGCATAATTGTATCTTCTTAAGTAGGTTATACAGCTACCTAAACTTTGAATGTCTGCCTTTGTAGTATTAATAGGCATTTTAGATTCAATCCACTGACCTGATGAATGACAGAGCCGTGTATAGAGATACATCGATCTATCACCATTAGACATTACACGTTGGATTACAGACAAACCATTTTTAGCCAAAAAAGGCCTGGAGGCTTTGAAAAAGGAACTTAAAGTACTATAGGTACTTTTAAAAAAAGGGTTAGCGCTATTGTGATTAGCTATCTCCATTTCTCCCTGTGCTTTAGCAAGAGCCCCGAATAATAAATCTAATTGATCTGATTCGAATTTAGCCTGATGATTAATTGGAATCACACCCACACTCTTTCCTTCTTCTGAAATTACAACTTCTGACATTTATTTTCTCCTCACATTTTAAACATTTTATTTCATAAAATTTATTTTCTAATCTTTCTGTTATTTCCCAGTTATTTGAAATCTCTCCTAAATGAATTGAATTCCTTCTATTTCTTTGCTGTTCTTTTTTTGAGGCCCAACGACAATTTTCTTTGCAGTAATTCCCATTATTATCAATTCTATCAAGAGTTAAATTATCTGGTTTAGCTCCCATATCCTCAAAAAAACAAATAAAACTATCCCTCCATCTATCACAAACGCTTATTCCTCTTTTCCCGTAGTAAGCATGAAAACGATGAGAAGCATTGAAACAACGTTCTTTCATTTGAATATAGATAGAGTATTCCGATGAATTACTCATGTTATGCTTGATTCTATCTTTTCTCCTACTGCACTCAGGGCATTTATGAGATAGCCCTCGTAAAAGATTAGTTTCCCATATCACCTTTTCTGAACCACACGTGCATTTACAGCGCCATGTAGCTTTATTATTTACGTAATCTGGTAATGTGGATATTACAGTCCATTGACCAAAGCATTTACCATTTAACATCTTAACTTTCTTTTTCAAAAAAACTCCAAATAACTTAATAAACACTAATATAACACAACAAACAATAACCGTCAATAACAAGATGTTAGACTTGATTGTTTAGGAGTTGCATATATCCTTTAGTTGTTGAGTCTAAAAGATCTTTAAACAGGCTTAAGTTATCGTTCCATTCTCCTAGACCAGAGTCTAAGGCGATACGTTCTGATAGATATCCAATCATGGACATTATCTTTTTGTCTTTGGGTAAATCCAAGCTGTGTAAAAACTCATCGAGCTTATACGTCGCTTTTATTGTTTCGTAATCTTTATCTATCATTTAAGGACCTTTAGATTTGGGTTTTCATCTGGGATTGAAATATCAAAATAACCAGCGACATCTTCCAGAGATGAAATTATATTGTTTAGGTCTTTGTCGTTATATAAAATATCAATAAATGTTTCCATCATTTCTTTTCCTAGATCATGATTGGGAATTGATTCTACATGAATCCATTCAGGGTATCTGTCTGTTTCGCAAAAGTCTTCGTAGTACACGATAGTGATTCCTTTTTGTTTGTTTAGTTGTATTCTAACTCAATAACATATATCATATCAAGTGAAAATAACACAAATAAACACAAAGGAACAAATATGAGCGATACAGAATGGCTTACAGTAGAGGATGTAATAGCGAGCTACCCGTTTTCAAGAGGGGTTTTTAGGCTGATGCTTTTTAAGAGAGATTCCAACGGACTGTCTATTGCTGTAAGGAAGATAGGAAAAAAGATTTACTTAAGGAAAGATCTTTTAGACAAATGGATTGACGATCAGGTTGAATAGAAAACGAGGGGCAGGTGTGTAATCCTACCCCTCAACCATAAGGAGATTGCGTGATCTCCAAAAAAACTTAAGTGCATTGACTCATATAGAACTTGACCATGAAACTGAGGTGTCATGTTACTTGAGATCTTATGAATTTTTTATTTTTGAGTAAACAAAAAAGAACACATCCTTTAGTTTTGATAGTTAAAGGATAAAATATGCTTATAAACCTAGAAGACGCAAGTAAAAATATAACTATACCAAGTGTTGTCTACTCGTTAAATTTGTCTCTTGGGGCCATCTCTTTGTATGGTTATTACCTGATGATTGCAGACGAAAATGGAGAAGTCATAAAAACCAACTTTGAAATCTCCAATGTACTCCGAATTACCTCTAGAACTATCTTGAGCTATCGACGCGAACTTGAGAAGGAAATTCACAAAGACGGGAAGTCTCTTATTCAAGTCGAAAAGCAAGTAAACGGCAGGACACATACGGTAAAAGTAATAGATATCAATGAAGAAAACGAAAGCTTTTTTAGCGCTTTAAACAAAAAGGGCCCTCAAGAAAGAGAGCCCTAACTATGTTAAACAGGTCTGTTTCCATTGTACTACGAACAAAACAAACCAAACAAAAAGTAGATTCATTATGATCCATTATAGAACAATAAGTCAACATAAAAATAACAACATAATTAATTGTTATCCTAAAACGCACTCACAAGTATCTGTCGAGGCATTTTTGTATAATTTAACAAAAGAAGATCAGGAAAAGGATTGCTCCAAATTATGGTACAAATAGCGTTTATCTTTCGGAAAAACACGAGAGCAATTAGAATAAAAAAAAAGCGGCTGTAACAAGCAGCCGCTAATTCCGAGTTACAATAAAGTAACTCTATACTCAACAAAAGTAGGTACAATATGAATCATACAAGCACTTTAAGTCAAGATCAAGAAACATTTGAGATATATGAAGAAAAACCAGATCACTACTATAGAACAGAAATACCAAATATTATATTTGATTTGGGTTTAGATCCCATTTCTTTTAAGTTGTACCTTTCTCTAAAAAAGCTTGTTGGTAATGAAGGATATTGCACAGACTCAAACGCCTCGATAGGTTTCCTGGTAGGGGAAAGTGATTTTATAATAAGAAAGCACAAAAAAATCCTAGCAAAACCATTTCTTCTTTTGGGAAACATGCCATTAATCAAGATTACTAAAAGGAAAATAGGTAACAGACCGAACGAAACCGATCTTGTAACACTCACTCCTATTTGGCGTGTAAGTGGCGATTACCTTTCAAGAAAATAAAGAAACAAATAGAATAAAAAAAACGACTGGTGACAGCCAGTCGTAATTCCGGGTTACTGATTTTGTAACCCCCAACCTAAAAAACGTAGGACCATACTAATGTATAACACCCCTTCTAGTCAAGATCAAGTTAACAATAATGAAAAAGAACTATATTTACCAAAATTTTGTCTTGTTCCCCTTTCCGTCCGAGAAGATAGAAAAGTCCCAGATTCAGCAAAAATCTATTTAGGCGAAATAAATGTGTTAACCAATAAATTTGGTTACTGTACTGCTTCAGATGCCCAGCTCGCTAAAATGAAAGGTGTTTCTGTCGCAACTATAAAATCTTGGCATACCGTCCTAGAAAAAAGAGGTCATATCAAAAGAGACACATGGAAAGAACATATTCGAACAGAAAGAGGGGTCGAAGTGAGGTCACGAAGGAAACTATTTGTCTTTGATGACGTTTCAAAAAAAGATGCTGAAGGCCAGATTTCTATACCTCGCAGTGAAGGCCAGATTTCTAGACCTCGGAGTGAAGGCCAGAATTCTGGCCCCATAACAAAAGAACTACAAAACAAGAATAACAACAAACCCGACTCACCAAAGGTTGTTGTTGTTTTTTCTTCTCTGGAGAGGTTAGGTTTAAAAGACAGTTATTCTTCAAGAATCTCTAAAGAATATTCTGAGAAGGAGGTAGACTTAGCCGTCTCAAGAGTCGAGAGTCAATCAACAATCGACAACCCAGCGGGATCGCTAACCTACTGGCTCAAAAATCCTGATAAGTACGAAGACCCGAAAGTAAATCCCCTTTGGGAGTCCAGAAGATCATATTCTAAAGAAATAAGTGAAAGGCGCCGAGAATGCTATGCCTTCTGTCCAGTTAAAGACTCTTTATTTTACTTTTCTGGAGCTGTTGAGACTGAATACAAAATCAAAGCAGCAAATGAATTTTGGGAAGAGCAGGCAATGTGATTGAACTTAAAAAAAAGACAATATAAAGTAAAAGTATGAAGCTACAAATTCTTGAGTTTAAGCGTTGCACCCGAGATGGGGCTAAGATCTATGGAAACCTGAAGATCTCAATCAACGAAAGTTTTCACTGCTGGCTAACAGTTCTCAAGAGCGAGAAGTTTGGATTCTTCTTTCGATATCCAAGCTCTTTCATCGAGGGAAAGTTTGAGCCAAGCTTTGAGTTTAAGAAAGGCGACTTCCAAAAAGAAGCTTACACAACGCTCAAAGATCAATTCAAACAGGAGCACGGGTGAACTATTCGTTTGAGATAAATCAAGCTCCAGTGCCCCAGGCGCGGCCACGGGTCACGAAATGGGGGACTTATGACCCAAAAGCGAAAGAGAAGAAGCAATTCAAGACAGAGATACGCGAGAAGTGGCCTCACAGTCTCCTTAACGGTCCATTAAGGGTTGACATGACATTTGTTATGCCTATTCCAAAAAGCCTCTCAGAGGTCAAGAAAAGGGCTTTAAGAGGCAAGCCTCACATCAAGCGTGGGGATTTATCCAATATATACAAATTTATTGAGGATTGTATGACTGACATCGTATATGTGGATGATTCTTTAATTTGGGATATTAAAATAAAAAAGATCTATGGAATAAATCCTAAGATATTTGTAATGTTAGAGACAACTGAAGATCAGGAGCCATGATGAAAATGAAATTGACCTTCGAAGGAGACTACTTTGAAGACGGAGAAGAAATTGAAATTATACTTGCATCTAAAGAACATATTTGTGTTATTTTAAAAGCTAAAGAGTTTATCAGATCTAAGATCAAGTGGGATGAATCTTTAACTGAAGAATCTGAAGCGATGCTCCGTGAGCTAGATAAACTTTTGCATATAAACGAAAACTTTTATTAGGATGTAAATGGTAGCAGGATCTTCAGAGTTAAAAACATTTAGACCAAACTACAAAACGATTGACATAGAAAAGTTTGATGAACTTGTCGATAAAGGCCTAAATTGCAAAGAAATAGCTAAAGAAATGAATATTAGCCAAAATTGTTTTGGTATTAAGTTTAAAAAACATTTCGGCATTTATCCTTCAGTTTATGTAGCGAAGAAAAGAAATAAATATAGAAGCAAATAAGGGAAATATGGCACACCCAGGCGGACGCCCACGAACAACAACACCAGAAACAGCCGACCTTATAGAGTTAGGAAATGAGCTTGTTCATTGGGCTACCAGACCTCTTTCTGAAGATGAAGTTCCAGCATCAAGATGCCGATTTTCACAGTGGTACGGACTAATAAAAAATATTAGGCATAAAGACTGGGATTTGATGGTTGAAAAAAAAGAGTTTCAGAGTTATTACGAAAGAGCACAGATTGCATTGGCTGAAAGATTTATCAATGCAGGAAATAAAGATCAGATAAAAGAAAGCATAGCTAACAGATTCTTAAGGATTTACGCTCCAGAAGTCAAAAAAGAAGAAAACGAAAAAATAAAATATGAGGCTGAAATCAAGAAGAAATTAGACGACGAAAGCTCTCAAAAAATAATCATTGAAAAAGATCAACAGCTGGTTGAACTAACGCAAAGGCTGATGGACGCAGAAGACTTGATCAACGATCTTCAAAAGAATCTAGGCTCACAATCCCACAAAACATCACTTGAAGCTTCCCTTTAGCAAAAAACAAATACTCAGCTACACCAATTCGAATGCCCGTCTCAATGTTTGGGAGGGAGCAGTCCGTTCTGGTAAGTCATTTGTATGCCTTATGCGCTTCTTGAAGGAGCTCAAGGACGGACCGAAAGGCAATTACGTTATATGCGGACGAACAGAGCGTACGATCAAGCGTAATATCATTGACCCTATATTTGAGATTTTAGGCGAAAACATCCATTACCGCCAAGGGATCGGCGAGCTCAAGATTCTAGGCAAAAAGGTTTATCTAGTAGGGGCATCTGACGAGAGGGCAGAGGGAAAGATTCGAGGAGCAACCTTTGCAGGAGCTCTAATCGATGAGGTCTCACTTATCCCGGAGAGTTTCTTTCAGATGCTGTTGTCCCGTCTTTCGATAACTGACTCTAAGCTCTTTGCCACCACCAATCCTGACTCTTTTTTTCACTGGCTTAAGGTGAAATTTCTGGATAGAGAAGATGAGCTAAATATTAAAAGATTTCATTTTACGCTAGATGATAACCCATCATTGTCAAAAGAATTTGTAGAAAGTATAAAAAAAGAATATAGAGGTTTATGGTATAAAAGATTTATTGAAGGCTTATGGGTTCTAGCAGAGGGCGCTGTTTATGATTTCTTTGATGTTTCTTTACATACAATCGAAACATCGTTAGTAAGAGGTATTGAATATATCGTCGGTGTTGATTATGGAACAACTAATCCAACAGCTTTTTCTCTTATCGCAATCGATAGATCTAAATCTCCCCTCTGTTGGTTGGAGCGTGAATACTATTACGACTCGGCCGCGGAGCTTTCTCAAAAGACAGACTTTGAATTTGCTCAAGATCTTAAAACATTCATTCAAGGATTAAACGTCAGAGCAATATATATTGATCCGGCTGCAGCTAGCTTCAAGGCTGAGCTAAATAGGCAAGGAGTCTACAATATCATAGACGCAAACAATGACGTTCTAAATGGAATTCGTTTTGTTTCTACAATGATAACCACAGGTGATTTTAAGATTGGAAAGTATTGTAAGCATACGATCAAAGAGATAGGTTCGTATTCCTGGGATGAGAAGGCAAAGAATTTAGGAATTGATAAACCTAAAAAATCGCATGATCACATCCTGGATAGCATTAGATATAGTTTATTTACACATTTCAAGAACATGTCACAAGACGATGATCTAAGCGCGAGTGATATTAGGCAGCTTGAAAGACCTTGGCAAAACGATTTCTTTGCTACCCCTAATAACGCTCGTGTCTGGTGAAAAAAAAGAAAAAGGTTTACCTTTCCGCATTATTTGATTTATGTTAAAAATTAGATTAAAATGGGATTACTATGATTTTAAAGGAAGACGGTTATCAAGAGGGAACTCACTGGATAGAAAAAGAGATGAGCTCCGTCTGGAATGACAGCTTCACCACTTATCAGTCTTGGCAATTTGCCGCGGATATCGACACTCGATTCAGTTTTGGTGACCAAAGCCTCTACGGCCGCTACTTCCAAAACGTAGTAAACCCCACCGAATACCAGTTCAACTTCAATCACATCTTGAAAGTGATCAACATGATCTCGGGCTACCAGATTAAGAACAGAA